TGACCATAGTAAGCACCAAGAATGGCAGCTTCAAATGAGCATAGGAACTCTTGTTCATACTGGTTGTCTGACATAGATGCTTTGGCGTCATCTAGTTCAGACTGGGGCAAAAGGTTGGTTTGGTCTGCCCGTAGCACCTTTACATACCAACTAGGCTTTTTGGTAGCTTCGTTGTATATGTCATAAAAAGCGTTATGGCCTTTCGGTGTCCCAATAAATGTGGCCCAGCCCAATCTGTCCGCTAAAAGTGGACGGATAATTTCACCCCATACGGATGGTTTCATATCGGCCATTTCGTCTAAAACTACACCATCTAAAAAATTTCCACGAAGTGCATCAGGATTGTCAGCACCAAATAGCCTAATCCTAGCCCCGTTAATGAGTTCAACCCATAGTTCAGATTGGTTGGCTTTGACCATAACAGGCTCGGAAAAGCGTTCAAGGTATCGCCAAGCAACTGATTTTGCTTGTGAATAAAAAGGGGCTATGTAGGCGTATTGGGCGTGTTTTTTGTTTTCCAGCAAGGCTTTGACTATGAGATCGTTGATACAGGCCACAGTCTTGCCACAACGCCTGTGGGCTACGATTACTGCCCAGCGTTGGTTACGGTCATGAAAATCTTCAAAAACGCTTCTAGGGCGGTATTTTAGCTTTATATCGCTATTCATCTGCCCATGAGATTCTTAAATCGCCACCGTTTACGCCTGTCATTTCATTAACTTGGGTTTCTTTCCATCTTGCCCGTGTTTTTAGCCAAAAGATAGCAGCGGCAGTATTACCCTTTTTGGCTTGACTAAACAATGTGCCAGCAATAGCGGCATTGGCATCAATACGCCCTTCGTCTAACTCATCCTTGTAATACTTAACCAGCGTATCAGCACTAATCTTTAACCGTGTTGCTATGTCCTCATGGGGGCAACCTAACGCAGACAGGCGTTTAACCTGTTCTTGGGTGTCTTTTGTGGGTTTATGGGGCGGTCTGCCTTTTTCAGCCATTTTTATAACTCCGTTTTAATCCCAATAATTGTTAAATGCTTTTAAAGGGTAGAACACTAAGCTATTTCTATAACCCCCTTCTGCAATTGGTCTGATAGGGGTTACTCCGTGAACATTACGCCAAGCAGGGTAAACGAGCATAGAGTTATCCCTACTATCTACGGTTGCTCCGTAATCAGGAACAGTTGTATTTCCACCTTTAGCGTTTACTTTCTTAGCAATAATGACATTTACGCATCCTTCAAGGTTTCCTGCATCCCGATGAAAAGGGGCTGGAATATTGAAATTGCTAATGCTTGAAGTAAATAATTCACCAAATCTAAATTTAGGTGGCACTTTTTCGGTAATGATGCGTTTTTGCTGTTCATAGATTTCAGGGGTAATCTCTTGAATCAGTTTTTCAGATTCTTTGCAAAGCATAAACATAGCTTTGATAAAAGTTTGAGCCGTTTTTACCTGATGAACGCTTGAAATTGCTGGGTATGGGCGTTTCATATGCGGTTTGGGTGGACAGCTTCCTAAAATGGTGCTGTATTGCTTAACCTCAAATTGACTATCCCGTAGGCCGCTAGACCTTCTCATTTCGCTTTTAGGCACTCTATCGGATAGAAGTTCAGCATTAGCCACATCTGCAAGCTGTTTAAGCCGCCCTGTAAGCTCTTTAATGTAAAAACCTACTGCTACCCCATCCGCAGTAAAAAGCGTATCTTCTGTGATGTTTGGCTCAATATCACCGCATATATCACCGATCTTTACGCTGTGATCTAACTTGACTAATTCGACTATTTTCATTGTGTGCAATACACATTAGTGCAAGCAGGAAACCATGACTTTTGCCATGTATCGTAGTCACGGCTGACAAATTTGCCTGTATTGCCTACTGGGGCTACCTTGTAATTTTTTTGCAGTTTTTCAACAATTGCCCAAAATCTAGGCAAACTAGGGTCAATATCGAAACTCCATTCAAACACCAGTTTTTTGAAGATATGTTCATAATTTTCAAGAATGAGCATTTCAGCCCCTTCTATATCCATCTTGCAACAATCAAAATTTTTAGCTTCTTCATTGAAATTTAAACATGGCACTTTAATGCCTTTGTTGTTCCACTTTTTGATGATGGAGTTACGCCATACATTGTTGTTGTTGCCAATGAACAGAATAATTTCTTTGGTGTCGTTATGGACTAATGCGGCCTGTTTTACAGTTGCTTTAAAACCGTTTAATTTAAGGTTTTTTTCTAGCATTTCGCAATTAAACGGGTCAGGCTCATATACCGTGACATTTGCCCCTTTAGAGCAAGCTAAAAGGGTAAAAGCCCCTACATTACCGCCACAATCCATCCAGTTTTCATCAGGCAGGATTTTGAACCCTTTTTTTTGATAGGTATCGTTGCCGATGACTTCCTCAAAAGTCTTTTGATCAGAAAAACCTTCACGGTAATAGTATTTAATCCCCTTGGATTCGCCCTGTTTGAGAATCATAACTTGTTCTTTTCGGCTTTTAAGTAGTTCATAAGCATCATGCCTACATAAGCCTTTTCATCACGCCAAAATTTAACCAGCTCAAACGCTTCATCGTAGTGTTCAGGCTCAAACTCGATTTGAATAGCTTTTCTTACGCCATTTGCCATATCTGATAGTTGCTGGCTAACATCTTCTTCATCAAGGATTCCGTAATCAACTTCGGCTGTGAAATTTAGCTCAGAAATATCAAAACCTAAAACATCAATATCAAAATTTTCTTCTTGCAAATCGGTGATCTCTAGCTTAAGTAAATCATTATCCCAACCAGCGTTTAATGCTAATTTGTTGTCAGCGATGATATAAGCCTTCTTTTGGCTTTTAGTCATATCTGAACAATCAATAGTGGGTATTTTTTCTAAGCCTAGTTTTTGGGCGGCTAATAAACGGCCATGACCAGCTATGATTCCCATTCCATCGACTAAAATTGGATTGCGAAAACCAAATTCTTTAATGCTTGCGGCAATTTGTGCGACTTGTTGATCGCTATGGGTACGGCTGTTATTTGCGTAAGGAATTAACTTATCAACAGCGACTTCTTTTATTTGCATATTTAACCAAGTAGTTAGTTAATGATGCTTAAGTATAACTTATTTAATTTCTTTATCCAAGTCTTTAAGTTTATTGGCAATTAGCTTTCTACGGTCTAAACGCTGTTGCTGGTTCTTTTCTAGCGTAGTCTGCTTATGCTCACGCAATAAAGCGTTACCTTTAGAATATTTGTGGTTCATGTGTTCCATTATGCTTTTTCTTCCACATATTTAGCGTAAGCATCTTCCAATTTAGCTTTTCTTGCACCTTTGGCGTTTTCACGCTCAACATTAAGGGCAATGGCAGTAGCTTGGGCGGTGCTTTTACCTGCCTTTTTCTCTGCTTTGATGTTCTTGCCTACTGATGCGGCTGATCCTGATTTGTCTAATGGCATGATTAACCCTTGAATTTAAGTAGGTAGATGGTTGTGTCAATCTCTTGGGCGATATTGTCAATGAGTTGCACAATCTCAGAATCCATTGGTAAATCTTGGCGAGCATCTTTTACAAACGCTTGCAAGGATTGTAGGTATGCCAGCGGTTCTTTAGGCTGGTGGTATGTGCTTGGGAACTGGGTTATCTGCCCGTAGATGCCGAAATAACACTCGGCCAACTGATCGGTCAGATCGATAATGTTTTCATAAAAATGGCCGAGTGTCTTGTGTTTAGCGTAGGACTTGGTAGCCCAATGGAAAAAATGGGTATTAGTCCCCGAATGTAGCAATGTTGCTAGAAATAATGCCATTGATTTTTCCATGAAACGCTCCTTTTAGTGTATTTTATAACACTTTTTTGATTATTCCTAACGCTCTTATTGCGGCATCAACACTATCTACACGGCTGATTGCACCGCCTTTCCACTTGCCCATAAAATCTAATTGGTCAGGTGTGAACTTGGCTTTTGAATCTTTTTTGATTTCCATCAAAAGTGTTTCATTTGCATAACCGACAAGCAGATCAGGGCATCCGTGTTTCATTGCGGCAAGTGACACTACAGTAGCACCAGCATCACGCAATGCCTTAACTATTTCTTTGTGATTTGTGTCTATTCTTGCGTATGTCATTGATTTTCAATTAAAATAGATTAGTATCAGCTAACTTTACCATTATAAAGGTTATAAATGGGTGGCTATTATCTTACGG